GATTACGGCGTCCATATTGACGGATGTATTGTAGATTCCGCATTTACTATAAATTTAAACGAAGAATATAGTGAGATCCTTAAGGCATCACGAGAAGCTGTAAATGGAGTCATAAAAAATATGGGTGTTGATTCGCGGTTTGGCGACTTAAGTGCAATATCACAAGAAATTGTTGATTCTTACGAGTATAAGGGAATACCATTAAAAGTGATTGATAATTTAGCAGGACACAATATACTACCATGGAAAATACACGGCGGTAAACTGTTGTATGGGAAGCCAAAACATAATTCGGCTTATGATGATTTAAAAGTAGATGATGGTGAAGTTATGGCGATTGAAATATTTGTTAGTAATGGAAATGGTACTACTAGGTTAGGAATGAATCCGCTAAATTATAGTCACTATATGTTGAAACCAGAAGTTAAAAGAATTCCACTGTTTACAACCAAAAAAACAAATCAAGTTTCCAGAATAATTAAAAAACATTTTAAGACACTACCATTTTGTCCTCGGTTTATAGATACTATTAACAATAATCATACCAATTATTTACCAAATCTACAAGAATTATTTAGCAATGGCTATATTAATAGTTATCCTCCATTATTAGAATCTGACAAGGAAGCTAAGGTGGCACAATTTGAACATAGTGTATTTATAGGCGAAAATAAAAAAATAGTATTGTCTCAATAAAGTATATTATATATATATTTACTTTTTTTTAATATAAACTTTTTTTTTTATTTTAGAAGATCTTTTTTTATTTTTTTTACTTTTTTTACTTTTATAAATAGTAATTTTTTCATTTAATAGCTCCTTTTTTTCTTTTAATGATAATTTCTTAAAAGGGAAAAAATTATAAATAGTTACACTATCTGGATTTTGCGTTTTATAAAGTTTTTTTAAATTAGAAGCATTTTTATCTAATAAGTTCATTATTATTTATAAATATTTAAATATTTATAAATGGGCTACAATAATGTTTGTCAGTTCACATATAATTCCACACATTTCTTCTCGCACAGATTCAATGTGTTCGAAAGTAAGTGCCTCTTTAAATGGTTGTCCACCACTACAGCATTTAGATAGAACATTATAAGCCGAAATAGTGTAAATATTATGATGTTCGTCCTCGGCAATAACTTCTGATGCCTGATGGTCGGACAGCCAATCAAACGCCAATTCATCTTCTACACTATTAATACGATTTCCTGTAATGTATGGTACTTTCGGTACATGCGGAAACAGTCGCGAATCAGTGGTTACCTCAATATTTAGGTCTCCGTATATTAAATCTGTGTTGTATTCACGAACAAAGCATTTTCCACCTACACTTTGCGAATTAATTCCCACATGACCTATTCGTTCCTTTTCAGCAACTTCATCTTTAGTATAATTTGACCATCGTTTAAAACCTTGTGTCAAGAAAGTATCGGTGTTTTCAAATTCACTGTTAAATGAGTTTTGGATTGGATATCTTATACGTTCTTCAGCACCAATACCGAAATAGTCGACACCTTCACTGAACTCAGGAAGATTAAAGTCACCAATCACAATACGGTTTAGTCCTCTAAAACTATCAATGACCGATTTAAGAAATCTGTATTCCATCATGTTATCTTCAATATCTGATTTAGAACCTATGCTTTTACAGTGAAGTCCAACAACGATGACTTCATCATGAAACAGTTCATCTTTTTTAGAATACTGATTCTTAACACTGAACACAACATATTTATCAAGATACGTATCAAAATGTTCGAAGTATGGTTTACCTGTCATATGTGTTCGCATAGTCTCTATATCAAATTCTGTAATAGTCAATTCAGGACTATAATAAAGTCCTTTTGCTGTATTATCTTTATGTATATATGGATTAAATCTATGGAACATTATGTAATCAGCTCCATCTTCAAGACAACTATCCCAATCATGTTCGGTACAAAACACGAAACCTGATTTTCCGTTCAGTTGTTTATTAATGTAGTCGTGTATATTTTCTCTTTTATGCTGATGCATATAATTAATGGTTGAACTGAGATCATCACCTTCGCGAGTATCAACAAGATTAAAACCACCACATTCATCGCCTGTAAAATGAGTAATAATTTTCTTTAGGTAAACATCTAGTGATTTATCAGCTTTTTCGGTTGAATCATCCACATTAAGAATTTTAATAATGTATTTCTTAATTTCTGCGAAACGCTCATCTTTATCTTCGTTATGGACGTAACCTTTCCATAGTTTACTATATTTTCCTCCCATTTTTCTCAAATCAATATAACAGTCTATAAATTCTACAATATCATCTATGAATTCGTCGATATCATCTATAGGCACAATGATTTTATCTTTCTTAATTGATTTCAACTTTTTAAATAGTTCAGGATAATTTCCAAGATATGCGAACATTTCAGGTGTTGTAAATAGTTGTTTAACTGTATCACACGCATTATCTTTAGCAACATCAGTAGAAGACGCTGTAGAACCATAGTAGTATTCGTATGCAGTTTCAATCATGACAGAATAGTATGCACCCATGTTAGTTTGTTTTGTTGTGCTTAAATATTTTAAATCAGATTCAAATCAATTTTGTATAATGTGATACACTTAATCTAATCTTTATAATAAACAAATATTACTATACCTAATATAGTTACAATCATACCAAATAACATACCCATATTTATAGTTTCATTTAAAAATAAATATGATAATATTGCTATTATAATTAATGGTAATACATAGCTTATTAATACAACCATTGTTGTATCAGTACTATAGTCCAACGCCTTTATAAAAGAATAATGACCAACAAATAATGCTAAAGAAGCAAAAAATACAGGTTTTGAGGCTTTCTTTATATTATTCATATTTATTCTATTTTTATTGTAAAATAATCCACCTAACAATATAAAGAAAGATAGCCATGCAAATTTCATTAAAAATACGGCCTGTAAATCATTACATGCAAGTATAGATTTTTTATCAAAAAAAGGAGAAATACCCCATCCTAAAGCAGCTAATATTGAATAACTAATTACTTGCATCATTATAATTAGAATATATAAACTTTTCAGAAAAAGTTTATTTATTTTTAATAACTGATGAAGTATTTATATTTTTGTAGCCACTTGGCTTTCTAAACATTTTATCTGTATGTGTTGAATTGTAAATATAAGTGCTGTACATATTTTTAATATAATCCATATACATTTACGATTATTAAAAAAATAAAAAAGAAACTTATAGTATAATATGAAAGATTCACTTGGTATTTTCCGTCTTATAATTTTAATTATATGTCTATTTTTTTTAATAACTATTATTAGAAATTAATAATAGCTACTAATTATAATGATATCCAAAAAAGAAACTAATTTTGGTAAATATTGCTTTAAAGAGAAAAGTATTTCGAATGTCTATATAAATTATAATGATAATACAATACAAATAGAAACATTACCCACAACTATTATAGAATTGTGTTATATAATTAAAACAAATTATAGTATATCTGATTTTTATATTTTACATAATAATAAATTATTAACTGATATACATTCTATAAATCATAATGATACATTAGAAATTTATAATAGATTAAATGGTGGTAATCCACTTAATAAACTATTAGATAAATCTTTTGGACCTATATTAGATCCATTAAAGAAAATGCTTGTTGGTATAGTTGATATTGCTATTCTTATAGGTGAAGTTTTTGCATTAATACCTAAGATTATACAAATTGCAATTAATATATTTAAACCAGATAAACTACTAAATGATATTATTTATGGTACTACTATGGGTATAAATAATATGTTATCGGCATTAATGAATAAATTAAGTTTTTCTACAGAAAAAACAATGGAAGAAAAGGCCGCCGATGGAACTGGTGGAATATTTGGCATCGATGATACAAATAAATCTGTATGTATTAAACCAACATTAATAAATCTAATAATATTAGTCTTATGCCCACCATTAGCATTATATATTCATTTAGGACGTGGTGGTATAAATGGAATAACAGGGTTTATTTATATAATATTTATGGTGATTATATGTTGTGGAATGACCTATTATATGTATTATTTTCCAGGATTCTTATTCGCAGCATTACATGTTTTATGCTAATCTTCTCAAATGCTTAGCATAAAACTAAATATATTGTTAAATATATTATATTAGAGTATTATATGATTATGGAACATTTCGAAGATACAGGAGGTGGTATTTTTGCTCCAATTATTGCACCTATAAAATCTATAGCAAATGGTATTGTTAAGCTAGGTGAAATAGCAGGATTATTAGTTGAGGTTGTTATAAATATTATAAAATTAATTCCAAATATTTTAAATCCTGATAAACTATTAAATGATATCATTTATGGTACTACAATGGGTATTAATAGTATGCTTACTTCAATAATGAATAAATTTAGTAATATTGGAACTAGTCCTGAAGATAAAAATCCAGATGGTTCAGGTGGAATATTCGGTATAGATGATACATCTAAATCTATATGCACTAAACCGACATTTATTAATCTTATGATATTAGTATTATGTCCTCCGTTAGCACTTTATTTAGATTTAGGAAAAGGTGGTATATACGGAATTGCGTCATGGATATATACTATATTTATGGTGATAATATGTAGTGGGATGACCTATTACATGTATTATTTTCCTGGCTTCTTGTTCGCTGCGTTACACGTACTATGCTAACTTAACCTTTTAGAAAAAGGTTTGTCAAAACTTTTATGAAAATTTTTAACAAAACTATAGTTATTTAAAAGTTTATTTCTTTTTCTAAAGTTTTTGTCAAAACTTTTTTTAAAAGTTTTATTTCTTTTTCTAAAAGTTTTTTTAAAAGTTTTATTTCTTTTTCTAAAAGTTTTTTTAAAAGTTTATTTCTTTTTCTAAAACTTTTTTTAAAAGTTTTATTTTCTTTTTGTCAAAACTTTTTTTAAAAGTTTTATTTTCTTTTTGTCAAAACTTTTTTTAAAAGTTTTATTTTCTTTTTGTCAAAACTTTTTTTAAAAGTTTATTTTCTTTTTGTCAAAACTTTTTTTAAAAGTTTATATATAATGAAGATACAAATATTTATCCATTTATTTGATGGTTCTATAGAAAAATATAGTATTGTAAATAGTATTAGTTGTAAGAATTTAATTAAAAGAATTAAAAAGGAATATAAAATAGAAGGAAATATAAAATTAAAAACAGGGTCTAAATTAGTTAATGATGATTTAACATTACTTGAAAATAAAATAAAAAATAACGATAATTTATATTTATATACTAATATAGATGGAGGATTTATTGATATATTAGCAAATGTCGCTAATGGTTTTGCCGATATATTTAAAAGTATAGGAGGCGTATTAGAAGATTTATTCCTTATAATTAAACAAATAATATTAATCATTCCACAAATATTTAGACCAGATAAACTATTAAATGATGTTATTTATGGTACTACAATTGGTATTAATAGTATGCTTAGTGCGTTGATGGACAAATTTAATAATATTGGAACAAGTCCAGAAGATAAAGATCCTGATGGAACTGGTGGAATATTCGGTATAGAAGATGGGTCTAAATCAGTATGTGCTAAACCAACATGGATAAATTTATTAATATTAGTGTTGTGTCCACCATTAGCACTTTATTTAGATTTAGGTAAAGGAGGAATATATGGGTTTGCACCATGGATATATACGATATTTATGGTTATAGTTTGTAGTGGTATGACGTATTATATGTATTATTTCCCAGGTTTCCTGTTCGCAGCACTCCATGTCTTATGCTAAACTAAACTAAACTTTTAGAAAAAGTTTTAACAAAAACTATTACTATTTTTTTGGTCAACCTTTTAGAAAAAGTTTAGTTTATTTTTTATTTTTGTTAAAACTTTTTAGAAAAAGTTTAGTTTATTTTTTATTTTTGTTAAAACTTTTTAGAAAAGTTTTTTATATATTAAATAATTAATGGAATCTATTAGTTATAATCAAGCTTGTAATTCGAATAAAGATTGCGACTCTAATGTATGTGAATTAGTTTATGAGAATAATAAGCCTAAAGGAAGATATTGTTTAACAAATACTAATAATAAATACACTAAAAAATGTAAAACAAATAAAGATTGTATGTCGGGCGAGTGTGTGCCAATATATGATAATGATAATAATTTGTTATCGAGAAAATGTGTAAAAGCTCCTAAAGTAGATAAAGATACTGCATTTAATGCTTTATTTGGTGAAGCAGATGATTCTAAACAATATGGTCTAATGAATAATGATACAATAGCATTACAGGCAGGAGAACGAGGTCCAATTACAGAGATACTTATTAAATTATTTAGTATTATTGGTAATTTATTTAATGTTATTGTAATAAATACTGATGTTTGTACAGATAATCGTAGGATTGCAGAAAAAAATTGTTTAAATGGTGATATAGAATTAAGCAATACTGGACGGTGTTTAGATATAAGGAAAGAACCATGTAATGTAATGAGTGAAAGACCAAATCAAGGATTATTGTATGGAATATGGCTTTCTATATTTAATGCTTTATTTGGAACTATTATGAAAAATGTAAAACATGGTCTATTATGGGGAAATATACAAAAAAAACATTTTAACGAATCAACCGGAAAATGTGATAAAAGTGAAGGTGGAGCACGAGGATTTGATTTATGGTATATTCGGATAATATTAACCATATTATTCCCTCCATTTGGGGTGTTTATGGCTAAAGGTTTTAAAGGAATGAAGCAAATATTAATATGTTGTATACTAACAGCATGTTTTTATTTCCCAGGATTAATATATGCCTTTTCGGTTATCAATAGTTCAAGTAATGAAATAAGTGAACTGAAAGAAGTTAAAGAACTTAATGAACTACAAAATTTAAATTAATTTATAGTGTATATATAATGGTTAAGTATCAAGAAGGAACATTAGTTGATAAATTTATGAATGGAGGACTAGGATATGGTAAATTGTGTATACCTAAAATAATTGTTGATTTAATATTAATTATTGTTTTCCCACCATTATATGTTATAACACATCAATTAGAAAATTATTTTAAAGGTAGTGATGATAAAAAATTAACTGAACATCTTAATATGGGACAAATTATAATGAGCCTTGTATTTACATCTTGCTTCTATTTTCCAGGATTTATTCACGCTTTGCATGTTATGAAAAATAAAGATAAATGTGGTACCGTATTTTAAATAAAATATATTTATAATTTAAATGGCAGATACAATAGAACCAGGTTCAATATGTTATCCATCAATGTTAAAAGATATATTGATTATGGTAATATTTCCTCCTTTGTGGGTCATTTTAAAAGAAGTCTATGCACCTGAACCAATGAAAAATTTTATAAGGATAGTATTTAGTTTTGTATTTACATCATGCTTTTATTTCCCAGGATTAATTCATGCTATGGGAATCTACCGAAAAGAAGGGTCATTATCAGACAGCAAAATAGTATCAACAACACATACACCTGATACACAACTCCACTAAAGCTTTTTAGAAAAAAGCTTGGGAAAAACCAATAGTTTTGTTTAAATTTTCTAAACCTTTTTAGAAAAAAGCTTGGGAAAAACCAATAGTTTTGTTAAAACTTTCTAAACCTTTTTAGAAAAAA